TGAGCCTCAATGTACTCAATCAAGTCATTCATGCCGCCTTTGCCATCCATGAAGTCTTCACCTAAGTGAACGTTCACCGCATCTAGCAAAGCTACCGCAGCATCCAACAAATTATCTTCTGTTTTCTCGCTCTGTCTGTATTGCTCACAGATAAACCATGCCGCTTTGTATACAGACTCAGTGTTGTCAATGTGTAACGCTACTTCCCATGCTGACTTCGTGCTCCATCCATTGTAACCCATAATTTCATATGCCGCCTAGTCATGCGGACTTATTGTTAGTGACTAAGATTGTAGTAATAATGGGGACAGACTCAGATGTCCATCCCCACAATAGTTTTTCAATTTCGGATAATCAGACCTTAGCGCATCAGTGCTTAAAGGCATAGTGCGTTTCCGCTCTTCGTATGCTCATCAGCAATGCTAGTCTGCTCTTGTATCCCGCTTGTCTATCTCAATCCATCATCAGTTAACCTTGATAGGGCGGTCGGTTTATGTGGTAGTCTTTATACTTCACCAAAACCATTGCGATTGCTACCCTCAACGTACCACAGACTCATGGTCTGCAGCCCTACACTTTTCGCCTTGCGGCTTGGGCATAGTCTATGCGTTTACTCTGACAATCTATCCGAACGAATCACAACATGCATACACCCTCTTCTGCTAGGCATTCGGTCACTGCGTATGCTGCAATCGTTGCATGTAAAAGAACCGACCGGTAGTGACAAACCCGTTGCCGCTTCCGATGGTCAAATATTTAGAAAACCCTTTGAAGAATCCAAGCATGTAGTCGGAAGCCCTGTGTTTACGGGGAGTCTGAGAGTCTGCCCATGGATGGCTCTTGGCGCATTGGGGAATTGGTATGGGGGGGATTGTTCCTAGTCTGAATTAGTCTGCAATGGTAATTCAATGCACAACGCTGTGAGTGTTATATATATATATGAAAGGCAATCTAGGTAGTCTGAATGGCTAAAAGTCTGAAAGTTTTGGTCTAACTCGCTGAAAATCAATGGGGTGGGGTTTCGGGAATCGTTTCGGGAATCTGACGCTGACGTGCGTATATATATAGAATCCCAACACTCCATATTTCTGACAAAAATTACCAATCTCTTGTCTATCAAGGCTTTAACGCTGTGACTTAAAGCTTTACTTTAAGGTTGACTTTATGAAAAATAAACTGTAACTTTGCCCAGAAGCTCAGTCTTTAAACTTGGTTGGGTGGGTGTTGATACCCCCACACTACTAAACTGAAAACTTAATACTTCAAGCTACTTTAGTTTTCCCTGACATAATCAAAGCAAGAGCAAAGAACTGTATGAGGGGCATCTATACCCTAAACTTAAGACCACTTAAAGTGATACTTTAACTGCTATGCTCTATCTAATCTGTCTCCTGTTATTTATTACCTTTGCTTTCGTATTACATTACTACTTAAGTGATTACGACTATGAAACTATCCAAGAACCTTTCGCTTGCGGAAGTGACGAAGTCTGCTACTGCGAAGAGGCGCGGAATTGCGAACGAGCCAATAGAGAGTCATCTAGAGAATCTTAAGGCTTTAGCTGAGAATATCTTTCAGCCTATCCGTGAGGAGTTCATGTGTCCAATCTTTGTAAGTTCTGGCTACAGGTCAGAGGCTCTCAATGAAGCTATCGGAGGTAGTAAGACATCTCAGCATAGTAAGGGTGAAGCACTTGACCTAGACGCTGATGTATACGGAGTAATTACTAACGCGGATATATTTCACTACATTGAAGACAACCTTGATTATGACCAGCTTATTTGGGAGTTCGGCACGGAGGAAAATCCGGACTGGGTTCACGTATCTTTTAAGAAAGATGGGAGTAATAGACGTGAGAAGCTCAGAGCAGAAAGAGCGAACGGAAGAACTACATACAGATTCATCTGATGATGACTACATGATGTTTATATGAAGGCAAAGAAAAGTACATCTCAATATTACAAGGATAATCCAGAGGCTGCTGAGAAGCGTAGACAATGGCAGCGCAAGGAGAATAAAAAGAAGAGCAAGCGTAAGTACCGTGCTTTCTTGACTAAGAAACGTAGAGAGGCTGGAAGAGATGGTAACGGTGATGGTATGGACTACGACCATACTGAAAAAAGATTCATGAGTGCTAAACGAAATAGAAGCAAGAAATAATGAAAGCTAAAAAGAAAACGACTACCTACGGAATGGGTGGCAAGGTAATGGAGTACATGAAAGGCGGTAAGCTCGGAAAGAAAAAAGCTTTAGACTTTAATAAGGACGGTAAGATTACTAAGGCCGACTTTATTATGATGGCCAAGGCCAACGCTAAAAAGAAAAAGTAATGAAAGCCCAGCGTAAAAAAGTAATGGTGGATGCTCCTTCTGGTTATCACTGGATGACTGAAAAGGGTCGCCACTATCTTATGCCACACAAGGGCGAATTCGTACCGCACAAAGGCGCTAGTTTAAAAGCTACATTTAGAGTAAAGGCAAAGCACGGCTAGTTAGGGACATTTATAAACTCGTCTCCTTCTAACTTTCTGTAGTACTTCTGCACTAATAGTCTGCCCCTCTGTGTAAGAGCGTAGCGTACTCTATATCGCATCTTACCCTCATCAAAAATAGCTTCCTCATAGGAGTTAGGGGACAGCTTATCGTAGTACTTATATATGTAACCCAAAGTCTGTAGGGGGTATATGACTCTACGGGCAATCTTTAACTTACTATAAAAGTAAGACTGAGACACGTGGTCTATAGTAAAGAACTCATAATCGTAACAGAATAACATAAAGTTTAGATAGGCCTCTGTAATATCCGTTGAACCTATTATATCTCTGACCACTAACTTGTGGTATTTATTGTAGGAGCGACCCAAGTCCTCCTGCTTCCGCATCTTAAATTCACGGAACATACCCTTTCTTGTTCGCTTCGCCATTTTTATTAAATTTGCATATAATACAAATATAGATAAATGGCTACTCTTTCAGGAAATAAGATAAAAGACACTTACACTTCATTATTGAAGTTAGACTCTAATGGTGTTACGACAACAATTAAAACCGTTGAGGACGGTGCTGGTTCAGCCACTGCTTTAGGAGTATCAACAACTGAGGTACAGGTAAGCAAACTATCTTTTGGTTCTGCCCCTACCACCAATAACAATGAACTAACAGCTTTATTTGTAGACGGCAACAACGATGTAGTTAAAAGAGAGCTATCATCAACAGCCTTCGCTACTAATGTAGCGCCACTGCAAGAGGTTACCGTAGGGATTACAGAATCTGATATCGTATTAAACGGTTCCTATCAAACTGTAGCGTTTTCAGCTGCAGATAATACAACGGAAAGTACAAGCTACCATTTCGGTAACTCCCCAGCTGATTTTACATTTACTCCCGCTAACGGAACTACGGAAAACCGCAGCGCAGCAGCATTCCCCATTCGTATTTCTATTACTGCTACAGTAAACGTAGGTTCTCCAAACTCTGAAATTTCCTACAAGCTACAGCGCAATACGGGTGGTGGCGCTTGGACTGACGTAAAAACGGTTACCCGTTACAAGTCTAATGCAGGAATTCAAGCGGATTCTTTCTGGGGAATGTTTATCTTAGAGCCTACACAATCAATGCGTATTCAAATGTCAACAACCGGTTCAGCAACAGTTCTCGCAGGAACCGAACTTGAAGTGCGTAAAGAGAATGTAGGTAATATACTTTAATATGACAGAAAAGCAAAAAGACTGCATCGTAGAAATACAAGAACTTGTTGTAGCTATTAACGAGGTCGTAAAGAAACACGACCTTAGCGATGAATTTTTATCTTGCATTGCCATAGGGTTTCTAGATATGGATACCAAGCATATGGACGAGGAAGGTAATGAGCGTGCAGATATGAGTTTACTTTCTTCATTCTCTGTGGCAGATGAAGATGAACTAGACGACCTACTATCCTACTGTGTGGAAGCGTACAGAATGGATGTAAAAGACGACCAACCAAAGGAAGGCACTATAGACTGGTGGCTAAAAAACTTTGGAAACGGTAATGTAAATTAATAGTCAGACTTTAAGTCTGTCTAAATTAAATTAATATGATTAGAAAAATTGTAATCGGGCGAGACCCAAAGGACGCTATGGCTTATTACATAGGCATGCGTGCAGGCGCTGGAAAAGTAAGCGCAATTATTGAAGATGAGGCGCATCTGCATCATCATAGCAAAAAACGGTATCTTATATACATTGAGAATGAAGAAGGGACAATGCTATGGAAATCCATAGACGATATGCCCTGTATAATTGAATATGATTTAAAGTTTGAATAGATGAAAGCATTAAATCACTTTATAGTACATATACCTAAAAAATTTAAAAACGAAGTTACTTTCAACGGAGGTACTCTAGAAATCGTAAACAAGTACAACGAATTTGAGCATAGAGTAAATTCTGGAGAAATAAAAAACGTACCTAAAGGTATTGATGAAAAACATATAGGAAGCACTATGTACTTTCATCATCACGTAGTAATAGAACAACGATATGATATTGGCGACAACTTATACCTCGTACAATACGACTCTGATGGAGGATATGGGAATCACGCCATCGGAATTGAAAATAAAAATGGTGATATTACTATGCTTGGGGATTGGTGTTTTGTTGCACCCCCAGTTGAAGAAGAAGAGGAAACAAGTGATTCTGGCATTATTCTTAGCATCAAAGAAGAACCAGAACTGGAAGGAGTACTACTCGCTATACCCAGAGATTCAGAGTGGATTGGAGCGAAGCTTAATGATTTGGTGGGCTATACAAAAAATTCAGAATACGAGATGGAACTTCTTGACGGAAGTAAAGTCTACCGAATGAGGGCAACAGAGTTAGTGTATGTCAAAGAAGCGTAAGTTTACTACTGTAGAAGCATCAATACGATTGCTCGCCTCTATGGAGGTAGCGATAAACAATATGATTGATGAAGTAAGAAAGCCTGTAGATGCAGAGCTTTCTGGCTCACAGCGTAAAGCAGAACTACAGAGTATTAAACAAACAGCAACAGATGCAAAAGAACTCCTCATTGAATACCAAAGACTTGAGCAGATGGTCAGAGAACTCAAAGAGACAGGAGGCATTGAAGCAGAACAAGACTACTCTGGAGGATTCGCAGAGAAGTTCTCCAAGTAATCAGATATTCTGTTACTGGGATTATTAATTAAATAAAATGGCTGGACTCAAACAAAACGAAGACTATGATAACTACGTTGTTAACATATGTCCCAACGATACGGAGGGTGAAGTACTCACCATCGGTGGGCTTGATATTCAGCTTCCCAAAGCTCCCAACAAAAAAGAAATCCTCTTTTATGACCGGAAGCCTGCTATGCAAATGTGGGAAAGACTTTCTGTGCCAACAGAACTGCAGAGGATTCGCTCTATGGATGAGTGGTACGAGATGCCCTCAGACTTCAAGAAACGTTTTTCTCCGTATATTGAAAAGGAGTTTAAGCGTAGGCGTAACGGTCTTTGGTTTTACAATAACGGTGAGCCTGTCTACATTACAGGGAGACACTATATGATGCTACAATGGAGCAAGATGGATATAGGCTATGCTTCATATCTTGAGTTCCAGAGAAGGCTGTTTATTCACTTTGCTGCGTGTGAGGCAGACCCACGTTCCATAGGACAGATGTACACTAAGTGTAGACGTTCGGGGTATACCAATATGTCGGCAGCCATACTCGTAGATGAGGGAACGCAAGTAAAAGATAAGCTACTGGGTATACAGTCTAAGACGGGTAAGGATGCACAGGAAAACATCTTTATGAAGAAGGTAGTTCCTATGTTTAAGTCCTACCCATTCTTCTTTAAGCCTATACAGGACGGTACCACCAATCCTCGTATGGAGCTTGCCTTCCGTGAGCCATCTAAGCGTATTACTAAAAAGAATAAAACCTCTAACAAGGGTGAGGCGCTCAATACCATCATCAACTGGAAGAACACTACCAATAACGCTTACGATGGTGAGAAGCTTCACATCCTTTACTTAGATGAGGCAGGTAAATGGGAACGCCCTACAGATATACGCGAAGCGTGGCGCATTGAGAAAACCTGTCTTATTGTAGGTCGTAAGATTATCGGTAAGGCACTCGTAGGTTCTACGGTAAACCCTATGGATAAGGGTGGTAATCAGTATAAGGAGATATGGAGAGACTCTGACCCAGAAGATAGAAACGCCAATGGAAGAACAAAGACTGGTCTTTATAGACTATTTATACCCGCCTATGAAGCCCTTGAAGGATTCTTTGATAAGCACGGAAACCCTATTGTGGATGACCCTGAAAAACCTGTACAGACAATTGATGGAGACTACGTAGACATAGGTGCGAAGACTTACCTTAAGAACGAGCGCGATGCCCTAAAGAACGATGCTAGGGAGCTTAATGAATTTATACGTCAGTTTCCCTTTACCATTGACGAGGCAATGCGCGATAGTATTGAAGGCTCTACCTTTAACATCGGAAAGATATACGAACAGGTTCAGTACAACCAAGAGCTGTACCCAAACCCTGTAGTTCGTGGTAATTTTAGTTGGAAAGACGGAGTTACCGATAAAGAGGTTATGTTTAGTCCTAACCCACAAGGTAGGTGGAGACTTTCATGGATGCCTAAGTCTGACATGCAGAATAAATACGTAATTAAATACGGAAAAAAACATCCCGCTAATGACCATATAGGCGTGGGCGGTGTGGATAGTTATGACTTGGATTCTACAACAGATAACAGAGGCTCAAAAGGTGCTTGCCACCTTTACAATAAGTTTAATATGTCTGGCCCCGCTAATATGTTTGTCGCTGAGTATGCTTCTCGCCCTCCTCTTGCAAGGATATTTTACGAGGACATCTTAATGGCAGCAGTATTTTACGGATACCCACTGCTTATAGAAAACAACAAGTACGGAATCGTAAGGCACTTTGAATCAAGGGGGTACGAAGAGTATGTAATGAAGCGACCAGAACATTTAAAGTCTCCAAATGCCGCTACAAATACTAAAACTAGAGGAATCCCATCTAACTCTGTAGATGTAATACAGGCTCACGCCCAAGCTATAGAAGCTTACGTAGAAGAACATGTAGGTATAAACTCTGAAACAGGAGAAATGGGTAAGATGTATTTTGACAGAACATTAGAAGATTGGATTGGATATAAAATAGATAACCGTACTAAGTTTGACCTTACTATTAGTTCTGGATTAGCTCTTCTTGGAGCGCAAAAAGTAAAGACCAAAAAGAAAGAGTCTAACTTTAATGATAAGACATTCTTCAGGAGGTATACCAACGAAATAAGACGCTAATAGACAGTCTTTTAATTTTGTATCTTTGCGAGGAAGTATTCTGCGAAACGCTATATGTACAATAAAGACAACGATAAAAGCAAGTATGGGAATTTCCCAGACCCATTTGCACACTATTCTAAAAAAAGCTCAAAGGCTTATGGTATTCAATACGCTAGAGCTATTGAAAAACAATGGGGTAATTCAGATGATGAACGAAGTCTTTTTCGCAGAAGATTAAAAGATTTTGAAACCAATCGCGATTATGCGAATGGAACACAAGACACTTCAATATACAAACAGATTCTAAACTCTTTAGACCCAAATAACGGGGACGGCACGTTGCTAAACCTTGACTGGTCTCCAGTGCCTATTGTTCCTAAGTTTGTAAAGATTGTTGTAAATAACATTCTATCAAGAAAGCCATATCCTAATGTAAAGGCAGTTGACCCTCTTTCACAGTCTGAAAAAGATGAAAAAAGAGCTAAAAAACTTTTTGAAGTAGAAAACAAAGAGTTAATTCAGCAAATGGAAAACTTAGGTGTAGACACTAATGTAGATTTAAAGTCTGTACCTGAGACTACTGAGGAGGCTGAAATATTCATGGATTCAAGTATTAAAACTGGAGCTGAAATAGCAGCTCAAGTTGGTACTAATATGACACTTGAGTGGAATGACTTTGACCAACGTGTTTATCGTAGAGCAGTAAATGATTTAGTCACCTGCGGTATAGGTGTTATTAAAAGAAATAACGACCCTAACTATGGAATTACAGAGGAGTATATTGACCCAGCGTTTTTCTTCCATAGCTACACCGAAGACCCTACGTTTAGCGACCTCATCTACGCAGGACACATTAAGAAAATTAGCATCTCAGAACTTAAGCGTATTGCTCGTGATGAGCTTACAGAGGACGAGTACGAGAAAATAGCTCAAGGGGTAAAAAACAAATACCAGAACAGAGCAGACAAACTATCCTACAAATACTACGATGAAACACTAGACCGTACAACATACGGTTACGATGAGTTTATCGTTGAAATTATGGACTTTGAATTTTTATCTACAGACGATATGATGTTTGAAGAGAAAGGCTCTAAGTTTGGTAATAGAAACTTTTATTACAAAGGTTTTGATTATACACCTCCTAAAGAGTCTGTATATGACCGCAAACCTACAAACATGAATATTCAGACTGTATTTGGCGGAAGCTATATCATAGGTACCGGATATATGTTTGATTACGGACAGAAAAAAAATGTACCTAAAAACGTACATGATTTAACAAAAGCCCGATTGTCTTATTCTGTAGTAGCTACAAACTTACGCAGAATGATGCCTAAATCTCTTGTAGGCTCTGTAATAGGATTTGCAGACCAACTACAGCTTTCGCACTTAAAATTGCAACAGGCTATTGCTAAGGCTAAACCAGACGGACTTATTGTAGACGTTGAAGGGCTAGAAAATGTACAGCTCGGTAAAGGTGGCGAACTACAACCATTAGATATACAAGACATCTACGAGCAAACAGGTGTCTTCTACTACCGCAGTAAGAATCCAGAAGGTGGCTTTCAGAACCCTCCTGTTCGTTCTCTAGATAATAGCATTAGAAATATTAATGAGCTTATTACTATTTACAACCATAACTTACGTCTTATTCGTGATACTACAGGTATCAATGAGGTAATGGATGGAACTTCTCCTAAAGGAGAACAACTTGTAGGTGTAAGACAGCAAGCTATTGCAGCTGGAAACAATGCTATTTACGATATCACTAACGCATCTATTTATCTTTATAGTAGAGTCTGTGAAGACATTATAAAATGTTTACAGATTCTTCCGAAAAAGTCAATTCTGTTTGAGGCTTATGTTAGAGCTATAGGAAAAGAAAACATGAAAGTATTGTCTTCATTTGGAGATTTACCGATGTATAATTTTGGCGTTAAGATTCAGACAGAAATGGACGATGCTGAAAAGTCTTACCTAGAGCAAAATATCCAAATTGCACTTTCTCAAAAAGAAATTGATTTAGAAGACGCTATAGCAATACGCCAAATTAAAGATGTTGACCAAGCTGAACAACTACTTATTATTCGCCGTAAAAAACGTATGAGAAGTCAGCAAGAGATGGCACAGCAAAACTCGCAGATGCAGGCTCAGATGAATCAAGCAACAGCGCAGGCATCTAGCCAAGGCAAGATGCAGGAGATTCAGATGCAGAGTCAAGCTAAGATTGCTGAGATTCAAGCAGACGCGCAGGCTAAGGCTCAATTGCTTCAATTGGAGTACCAACTTAAGGGTCAGATTGAAGGAGCTAAGACGCAAGCTACGATGGGTATGAAGCAGCAGGATATGCAGTTCAGAGAAGACCTTGAGGACAAGAAAGAAAAGGCTAAGGACGATAGAGTTAAGAAGCAGGCTGTAGAGCAGTCTAAGATGATTTCTCAGCGTCAAGGCAAACGAGGTGAGTTGACTGACGAGGGTCAGAACCTCTTAGATATGCTAACACAATAATAACTATATTTGCTAAGTATTTGGCTCACAGAGCATTGACACTTTGCATAACTTAAAACTTGATATACGATGGCTTACGAAAACGTAAACGCAACCCCTAACTTCCAGCGCCAAGTTCTTGGCCAGAAAGGATTCCGACTTATAGGCGTAGGTGGCGCAGGCACAGCAGGAGAGCACTACCGTGCTATCACTGTATTGGATGACGCTACCATCACACTAACAGCAGAGGCTGGTGACGGAATCACTGCTGCGGCTATTCCAACTGGCGTGACTATCTACGGGTTGTTTGATTCAATCTCAGTTACAGCAGGCAAGATTATCGCTTACATCGCCTAAGCTATGTCTAAGGGAATATTAAATAAGGCTTCACTAGTAATGGTGCCGGAAGCTCCTATTGACGGGACTATGCCTAGCGTATTCCCTGAAGATAGAAGCGGTGACTTTACTTTTACTAGAGGGAGTAACCTAGCGGCGACTAGGGTAGCAAGCAACGGCCTAATTGAAAAGGGTAGAGAGAATCTCTTG